GAATTGGGGGAAGCATTGCGGATGATTCGACGTCCGGGGCAAGCCTTGTTTAATTCGATCTTTGATTACATTGGCACCGCTAAGAAGCGTCGCCGACGTGCAAAAAAGAAATCGAAGGACAAGGTTGTCGCGGATACCTGGTTAGAGTACGCTTACGGTTGGGCCCCTTTAGTTTCGGACATTCACAGTGGTGTGACTGCTATTAATAGACTCGCTAAAGATGAACCTCCTAACGTTTATGTTAAGGGTTTCGCTGAAGTTACGTCTAATGATGCCTTCATTCCATTTGTGACCGAAACAGGGATCTATAGTAAGTTGGATATGTCCCGAAATATCCGAAGTGCCAAATGTATATACCGTGGAGTTACTGCTGTGCAGGCTCCTGGTTATTCTAAGGCGGCTTCGGTTTTCGGTGTACAATGGTCCCAAGTTGTACCAACAGCTTGGGAACTTATCCCGTACTCTTTCCTTGTCGATTACTTCTCCAATATTGGAGCTATCCTGAACACGAATGCTTTTAATCAGGCTTCGCTTCGTTGGTTTGTCATGACCGTTATACGTGAGTGTAAGAACACTAACGCTATCGTGTCCGTGACAACATCGCCAACGAGTGATCCCGATGATAAGTATACGAGTTCATTTTGGTCGCCTAGTTCTATAGTTGCTACCTCTAAGCTGGTGGATCGCTCCCCGGGTACTGGTTCCTTGGCGTTATCGCTAAGTTTCAAGTTACCGTGGTGTGACACTCAGTGGCTTAATATAGCCGCTTTGGCAACAGCTGCGAGGTAGTGTTCCTTAACATCGTTTCAATAGGAAAGACCTATGACTTGGGGTTTAACCACGCCCGTTACGGGCTCTGCACAGACCGGTTTCACTGCTCCTACGTATACTATGACGCAGGACGTGGCTCCGGATGTGAACGGAAAACAGCATGCGGTCACCGCCTTAGGCGGGACGCAAGCTGGTGTCCGAACGCATTCTGTGTCAGACCCTTTCACTATCACTGTAAACAGAGCGAAGAACCCAAAGGTTCTTCCGTCTCCGAATGCGGTGACAGGAAAGTACTCATCCGTTCCTCGCAACGTACACACCTTTAACGTTCGTAAAGGTGTGAACTTCGCCGCTAATAATGCGCCGGATCTTATGCTGGTACGGTGTGAAATCTCCGTTCCTGCAGGGGCCGACGCTTATGATGCGGCGAATGTGCGAGCTGCTCTCTCGCTTCTTATTGGCGCCCTTACGCAGCAATCTGCTGGTTTGGGCGACCTCGCTGCAACGGGTATTATCTAATATCC